AAAAGAACAACTGCAAGCTAAAACCGATGACGTTTCTGCAAAAGAAACTGAATTGAACACTATCACCGCTAAATTCAACGAATTTCAAACGGAAATGAACAAACAAAAAGATTTCATTGAAAAAATGAAAAACTTACAAGCGAAATACGTTGATGATAATGGCGAGCTTAAATTTAACGACAATCGCAAAAAAGATAAAAACGATCTTAAGTCGATTGCAGGCAGAGTAAGAGAAGTATTTGAAAACAAAAATAATTAATTATGAGTAATACAAAAATAGATTTTTCAGGATTAACCGCAGCGATTCCCGAAGTGGTTACGGATATGAAAGACCTTGTGAAAAAGAAGGTTTTTAATGAGGGAAATTTCGGAAATTTATTAACCGTTACAGGCGGAATTGACCATGATAAAAAGGTTGGTTATCTCGGTGAAATGGGCGATATAGGAGAAAAAGCAAACCCGTCAGGGTGTACGCTGAATACACGAGTAGTCACATTACCAATTACCGAGGAAACATGGGAGCCAAAGCCATTTGATCAAAGATTGTTTTTTTGTGCTGATGATCTTAATAATACAATTGGACAAAAGGTACTTGACAAAGGCATAGATAAGTATGATATGCAGCAAACAGAGTATTTCAAGCTGTTACTTGATTATATATCAAATCAAATTCAAAAAATGAATTGGCGTTTTGCGTGGATGTGTATTTTGGATGGAACTAATGTTGATGATTCGCCTCCCGGGGAATTTACAGCCGGCGTTGATAAGAATTTATTGAATGTGCAAAATTCACTATTCAAAAGAGCGTACGATGTGATTGGCAATGAGGCAGGACAGAGAGTTGAGATAGATGCTAATAATCAATCAACCTATCAGGAGCAGTTGGATGAATTGACTGGAGAGAAAGCGTTTGAAATAGCGCAAAAGATTTATTTCGATGCACCATTAGAAATTAGGCAACATGTATTAGAAGGGAATGTGAAAGCATTGTGTACCCTGTCATTTCATGACAAATTATCACAGTATATGCAAGGAAAAGATCTTGAAACTACATTCGCTAACCTACAAGATGGCACGAGAATCGTAAAGGTTAATGGCGTTGAGTATGTAGCAGTTCCTGAATGGGATTACATGATTAATCGTTTCAACAACACCGGAACCAAATGGAAGGATCCGCACCGTGTTCTTTTGACCACAAAAGACAATATGCTGTTTGGTATTCCATCAACAACCGTTTGGAATAACTGGGAAATGTGGTATGAAAAAAAGGACAAAGGTGTATATTTAGATATTTCCGATAAGTTCGATACGAGATTTGCACATAAAAATATGTTAATGTTCGGAGTATAAAAAAACAAAAACTATGAATACAGAATATTGTAAAATAGCAAATGACCTGATAGCCGATTGTGAAAAACCACCGGTGTCGGGTAGTAAAAAGAGGGTAATCATATTACCGCGTCGAATTGTAAAGGATTGGACGTTAAACGAAACTAACCCCATCAAAGTTGAAAGTATTACTCGAACTGATGATGGAACCAATTATGATAAAGGCTATCAGTATATAACAGATAAAGCACTGCATCCTGCACATGAAAAGGTAGAGGATGATTTTGGCGTAGGATATATACACAGATTGCCTTTTCCTGTAAAAGGACTGACTGCTGCTACAAGGTGGGAGCTAGCTAAATTAGCACGAGAAGGCGATGGAGTTATCGCTATCGTTGAGCAGAATTATAGGGAAGGCGACAGTAAGTGGCGAGTGATGGGGTTGAACACAGGTTTGTTTGTTGAGCAAGATAATGATGAAAATAACAGTAATATTTCTGATTTGATTCTTGCTTCGAAAGAAGATGCACCTGAGCCTTTCTCAGCACAACATTTTTTTGATACAGATTATGAAACTACTGATGCTGCCATTGAGGATTTACTTGAAGCGACTGAAGTTCCAGCGTAATCAACTAAGGGGGTGCAATACCCCCTTTTTAAAACTTTTCTTATGTACGACACAATAAAATCTTATATAGAATTTGTAGAGCAAACGAAAAGGCTAATTAATATTAAGCCTGTTACGTATTTTGCTGTAAATAATAAAGAATTTACGACTGAATATCCTAAATTGTACGATACATTGAAAGTATGGTATAAGAAGATAATGCATAAAGAGCCAAACATACGTTCGTGTATGACTTTTGTAGATACATTTATGGATTTATATAACTTAAAAATACAAACTGTTATGGAACAATTACAAATAAAGCATAAATTAAATTCAAAACATCCGCAAAGCCCTTTCAAGATTGACGGTCAATATTATGGGCGCAATAATCCGAAGCTGACTAATGAAATTTGCGAGAAAATATTACAAAAATATGGTGAATCTGCATTTGAATATTATGATAAAGATTGGCGAAGTCGTGAAAAAGCCGTTATAAAAGAAGGCAAAATAACTGCTGAAAATCTAAAAGAGCATTTTGAAGTTATACCTGCTGAATTAGAAGAAAAAATGGCGGATAATGTCGATTTGAACACAAAAACACACAAGCAATTATCGCAAATGATAAAAGAAATGCGTGCATCAGGAAAAATAGTCAAAGTAAACGGTAATTCAAAACAGGCACTAATAGAGGCGATCAATGATAACACTGACAGCTAAAGACACACTTGTAATTGAAGAGCATCGAAATTTAGGCATTTACAATTTTGGGATAGATAATTTATACCCAAATTGGAGTGTTAATTTTGCGGAAAACTCGCCATCTCTACATGCTGCATTATGCGTATATGAGCGTTTTATTTTCGGCGATGGCATGACACATAGTAAGGATTTTTGGAAGCGTAAAATCAATATATATGGTTTAAGGGTAGATCAATTTTTACGTCGAATTGTGCGAAGTTATGCTATACACAGAGGATTTGCGTTTAAGGTGCTGTGGAACGGAGCGGGAGAAATAACCGGTATAGTTCCTGTAAAATTCGAAAATTGCCGCCTCGGTAAGGCAGATGACAATGGGGTTGTAAAGAAAATACGATATTGCAATGATTGGAGTAAAAAAAGATTATACGACCAAAAGGATATATTAGAATATGATGTATATAATGATGACATTGAAATAATCCACAGGCAAGCAGAATTAGCCGGGGGATGGGACAATTATAAAGGGCAAATTTTTTATTGGGGCGATAATGGGGAGTTGAAATATCCGCATAATTCATTTCACAGTGTATTAGAAGATTGTGCTACGGACATAGGTATAAAGAACGGTAAAAACGCAAATGTGTCTACTAATTTCGTGGCTTCTCATATGATGGAATTGCCTTTCACTTTTCAAGAAATAGCCGATGAACTTAATGCAAAGGTGCCGGAGGGTGGCAGAAAAGTTGACCCAGATCAACTGCGGGAAGATTATAAAAAACAAATGACCAGTTTTCAATCAAATGAAAATGTTGGGAAATTCATGTTGGTTGAAAATACAAAAACAGATAACGAAGGTAAGCAAATTCCTATCAAGGTTGAAAAGTTTGAACTACAGAATTACGATAAAATGAACGAATACACAGAAAAAAGTGTAAAAGAAAACATCCGGCAAAATTATAATATCCCACCAATTTTATTACAAGAAACCGCAACAGGATTTTCAACTGAAATATTTAAGCATGCCTATAACTATTTTAATGAATTGACAAAATATGACCGGCAGATTTTTGAAGAAACATTTATAGAAATCTTTGAAAACTGGGTAAATGATGTTCAACATGATTTATCAATTAAACAATTAGAAGCTAATGTTGCTGACGTATAATGAATTCCAGAAAATATGTACATTTGTTGACAAAACAAACAGCGAAAAGTACATCAAATATTATAAAGCGAGTATTGAAACATATCTATCGGATTTGATTGGTTCGGCTATGGTCTTAAAGCTCTCAACTGGGTTTTATCCTGAATTAAAAGAACTTGTTCAAGCGTGTTTAGCTACTAATATTGAGTTGATGTTCGTTGAGTTCGGAAACATAACCATAACTGGCGAAGGGAGTAATACACGACAATCTGATTTTACCAATAGACCGGATTATATTGACAAAAAAAGCCAAATCAAATCAATATACAAGGTATTAAGAAGTTTTGAAACGCAATTGTTAAACAAAATTCAATCGGGTGATTACCCTGAAAGCGAAACAGGTAAATTAAGCACACGTTTTGATTTTAAAATAACCGCAATAGGATGATTTACAGACCAATAGCAGTATATCAAGGCGAGGACTTTGAATTTGAATTAATCTTTGAGAGTACGGTTGAAGATGTGAAAGCACGTTACCTGCATTCAGACGGAAAAGAATTCAAGATAATTGACTTAGTTGATGACAAGATACATTTAACGGCTGAAGATACAAAAGAGGCCTCACACGATACTTATGGGCTTGAAATAATGTACAAAAAAGATGAGAAAGTGCAAAAAATAACAAAAGACAGGTTTATTACAATCGTACCAAATGACTTTGATTATGAAAATATCGATTAAACCTATGAAATCAGTTTTAAAAGAGCAGGAAAAATTGGAATTAAAAAAGCCGTCTGTAAAAATATACGTCCCGGCCAATAAGAACATTCAAATCATATATCAATAATGGCACAAGGAAGAAAAATATCCGAAATGGATTTGTTAGATGTATTACAGGCAGAAAACTATGTAACAGTAGTTGATAACGGCGATAATAAGAAATACGATTTACATAAACTTGAGTCGCTAATAATGAACAAGCGTTTCAAGATTTTTGACAACATTACAGATCGAGACAATTACGATGCCGGCGATGAGGCATTTCTTTGCGTTGTTGTTGATGCAAGTGATGATGCCGAAGTAGATTCAGGCGGGGCGTTGTATACTTGGAAGCCGGGCGACCCTGGAGAATATAAGTTGTTGGCAAAATACGGCGAGTTGGATATGGCTGTTTTAATTGCGGCTGCTATTGATGGGGTGACTGGCAAGGCTACATTGGCAGATGCTGACAAAATAGGTATTGTTGATTCAGCAGACGGAAACACGCTGAAAAAGCAAACTTGGGCGGAACTAAAAACGCAACTTGAAGAGCTTTACGAATTGACAGACGAAAAAGTAAAATTCGACAGTGAAGACCCAACAGCTGGATATATTCCAGATAAGATAATAGCAGGTGATGGAATAAGTGTAGCTGAAGGAACTGCCGGTAATGAGAATAAACTGGTAGTTACAAACGATGACAAGGGCAGTGATGTTGATTTGAGTGGCAAGATGGACAAAGACCCATCTGCGGTTGATGAGGACACCCTGACCGATGCAAGTGTTTTTCAATTTTGGAAAGTCGATGCTATTAAGAAAATTACATGGGAAAATATCAAGTCAACATTAAAAACCTACTTTGAGAGCGTTTGGGAATTTGGACACTCAATTTTTTCACAGGAAGACGAAACAGCATTAACACAGCGAGCTAATCTTCGTTTCAAAGGCTTCTTAAAAGCAAGCGATGACAGCGAAGAAGGCGAAACAGTTGTTGAAATAGATGAAACACAATTGACAAACGGACAAGTTTTATTCGGTAAGTTAAATCAGAGTGCTAATTTAACTTGGGATGGGTCAGAGTTAGATATTAATGGAGATATAAACATTGATGGTTCAAGTGCTTATCTTTATGCTGGTCATAATGCTATTAAATTAGCTACAAAAGGAGACACAACTGATTATACTTCTACAATTG